ACGTTTGAAATTGCAATCGCTTGGGGTACCAAAGTTCTCCGTCCAGAATACGTCGGTGTATTGCTCGGTTAATCGCAGTAAAAGTAATAAGGAATGGGAGCTTCGTGCTCCCATTTTTGCGTTCTGAATAAATACAGAATGAAAAATTTGTGAGGCAATAAAATGGCAATTACTCTCTTGGTTGAAGACGGAACACGTGTTACGGGTGCGAACTCATACGTCAGTGTGAATGACGCAATAACGTACAACACTAACTGGAGCAACACTGCATTCACATCTGCAACAACACTTGCTCAGACCAACGCGCTTTATCAAGCCGCTTATGCGATGGATAAGCTGTATGGTCGTAGATACATCTCAATCGTACCTCCAGCATCCGCTCAAGGTCTGCTATGGCCTCGTTATGCAATCATCGGAAATGACTTCAAGATTATCGCGATGAATCAAGTTCCACAGTGCGTTATCGACGCTCAGTGCGAGCTTGCGAATATGGTGATCTCTGGTGTCAATCTATTCCCAAATGAATCTGACAATCGCTTGTACAAGAATATGCAAGTTGATATGGGTCTCAAACAGAACAAAACCTACTGGCAAAAACCTACAGACGTTGAGCACTATGACGGTTTCAGAAAGGTTGAACTCATTCTTTATGCTGTCTTAAATCCAGAAGATAACAGCAAGGCGTCACTTACCCTATGAGCCTAAATTATTCTTCATTTCAAACTCTAGCGGCAAACCTAATCGCCAACACGTTTGGCGGTATGAGCATTACTGTTAGACAGCTGAACAACAACACAATGATAACGACTGGCGTGTTCAAGGCTGGTACCACTGAGAACATTGATAACAGGGGTTACGCGACTCCTATTGGCGGTCTTGTTGGTGAGCAGTTGTACCTTCCCGGCAATCTTGCTTGGGTTCCAGATGTTGGCGGTCAAGTCGAGTACTACGTGGGCGCGACCAAATGGATTCAACGCATTGTTAAGGTGGATATCGTCCAGCCAACCACGACTGTAATTCTTTACATATTGACGGTGGAATAATGGCTCAATCATTCACACAGATTCAACAAGCGCTTGATACGCAACTCTTAACGGTAAATGGTATTACCAACGGAACTACAGGCAACCTTATCTCTGAAAACCAGACGATGAACTTGTCTTCCATTCCCAACTTTACTACACGTACCTTTGTTCGTTCAACCCTTGTCCCAAGCACAACCACGGTTGAAACACTCGGTAATGCTGGATACGTCAAGGTCAATGGTCTCTACGCGATTGATGTGATCGGGCCAATGGACAAAGGTTATTTGACTGTTAAACCGCTTGCTGACTTGGTTCTTGCTGCATTCCCACGCGGGTTAAAACTGACTCTGACAAACGGTGACGTGATCACCGTTGCTGTCGCCTCACCATCACCAAACGTTGCACAAGGTTCTTGGGCTATGAACAAACTGTACTGCGTTCAAGTCGTAGTTCAATTTTTCGGATATGTACAACCGTGACGGACTTTGTCAAAGGCATTGAAGCCATATTCGAAGCTATCGAAAAAGTTAAAAAGTTCGATCAATGTTTTGCTGACGAGATTTTAAAGCGTGTCAAGGAAAAAACACCAGTCGCGACTGGTCGCCTTCAGAACGCGTGGCAAGCCGAAATCAATCAATCCAATCACGAAATCCGCGTTTTCAATGACGCTGAAAATGACAGGGGTGAGCCTTATGCAATCTACGTCGAATACGGAACGATTCATATGCCGGGTGCTTTTATGCTGACCAGAACTCAGCAAGAGGCAGAAGACATCGTGCAAGTCGCAAAGAAGAACGCTGGTTTGTAAAGCGTTCTATAAATAATGAAACAAAATCCTCGCTGATCTATTAGGAGAACAGTATGACATACGCAACAGGCTCAGAAACCCGAATCGCTATCGTAGCGGAAACAACTCCGGGCACAACTCCAGCCACACCAACAATGATAGTCCTTCCAGTCGTCAAGTTCGATATGGAATTGAAACAAGATACTTACGAGGATAACTCAATCTTCGGTGACCGTATGGAACGTACTGCTATCGCTGGCCTACGCAAAACCGCTGGGTCATTCTCTGCAAACCTGTCTCACTTGAACTTCGGTCCATTGATTCAGACTGGTATGTTTAATACTTTCTCTTCGAAAGTAATTAAGACTGGTACCGCTTTACAGACCCTTACCTTTGAAGAATGGCACTCAGATGTGTCAATTGGCCGTGTCTTCACTGGTGTATTTGCCGACAAGATGGCAATTAAGGTCCCACTGAATGGTGTTGTTACCCTTGACTGCACCTTGGCTGGTTTCGCTATGACCACTGAAGTTGCAGCACTTTCAGCAACTCCTACAGCACCAATCGTTGAACAACCATTCACTCACGTTAATGGAACAATCAAGGAGGGTGGTGTAACAATCGCGTATTTCACATCGATTGACGTTAGCATCGATAATGGCGCTGTTGCCCAAAATGTACTTGGCGCTCAAACACCAGTTAGTTATACCGCTGGTATGTCGAAAGTAACTGGTACCGTAACCGCTTGGTTCCCATCAACAGCACTGTTGAATAAATTCTTGAACCAAACTGCAACGTCAATTGAATTCCAACTGACAGACGGTACAAACACACTTGACTTCAATATGCCAAACGTAATTTACACTGGTGCAAAAATGCCTACTCAAGGTCAAGGCGCTGTAACGATCACTCTGCCATTCAAAGCACTGCGTGACCCAACTTCTGGTTCAAACATCGTTATCACAGAATCGTAATCTAAAATCTTAGCGGGTGGGCACGAATGGACAGGTAACACTGTCCATTTTTGTATCTGGAATAAATACTAATTCTTACAAATTAAGGACTATTCCAAATGTCAAACCTTTCACTATTTCCGAGTTCAACTTTCTACGATGTCGTTCATCCAATCACGTTGGAAGCAACTGGATTTGTTATGGAACTTGTTAGCACTGACCACGACGATGTTTTTCAAGCACAGTTCAAAGGTGCGAAGGCAGCAACATCGAAGGGAATTACAAATTCCAGTGAAATTGCGATGTCCCTTGAATTCACAATTCCACTTTACGCAGCTTGCATCGTAGGTTGGAAAAATTCCAATGCAGACTTCAAAGCAGTATTTGAAAAGTTAGGTTTTGAAGATGATTCATACACTCCAGAAAAAGCACTCGCTTTAGTTAGTCAGAAAAATGCCGGTTGGTTGCGCAAGCAGATTGATTCTGTAGTCGCGGACAAACAACGTTTTTTCGAGATAGCCTCGCCGGTCTAACCGAGGCATTAAGAAACAAGATTCGCTTAGACACTCCAAGGGGTGATGGTCACACAGAACGGGAGCACTTGTTAGCCGTTAAGAAAATGAGTGGCATTCACCCTAAAGAGCTTGATTTGGTCACAGAGCCAGCACCAGAGTTTATGTGGATTTGGCACGTCTTCCAACAACTTACTCACGCTCGTCATTATCACGAAGGTTATCCGCAAGGCATCAACCATCAAGAAATTCACGCGTGGTCTCAACTCTACGATGAGAAATTATCGAAGATGGACCTAATTGTTCTGCGGGCTTTGGACGTTTGTTTCATAAATACAAGGAACGAACTACAGAGGGAACAAAATGTCGTCTAACATTCTAGATTTAATCTTCCACGCAGATACCAAAGAACTCGATGAAGCCAAAGAAAAAATGGTGGATTTGGGCAAGCACATTCCCTCAGTCGGTGAAGGTCTTGAACAACTTGCAGAGTCATTCCTAAAACTACCCGGTCCTGTCGGACTTGCGGCTGCCGCATTTGTGGGTATTGGTATTGGTCTCAAGGAAATGCTTGAGCACACCCTTGAAGCGCAAGTGCAACTTCTTGAACTCTCAGAAGCGATGGGCGTGCCAGTTGAAAAACTACAACCATTCGCACAGGCGATGGAACTCTCAGGAATATCCGGTGAAAAGCTGCGCGGCACGATGGCAAAGCTTTCACAGTCGGTTGGTTCTGCATTGTCTGAACCAATGGGTAAGGCAGCAGATGCTTTCAAGAAGTTAGGTGTCTCGCAGGAAGAACTGAAGAACGGTGACACTGAAGAGATTATGAAGAAGGCAGCGGAAGGATTGGACAAGTACGCCGATTCTGCTCAAAAGACTGCCGTTATCCGTGATCTGTTTGGTAAGCAAGGTCCTCAAGTAGTTGCCGCGATGAAGTCAGAAGCCGAGTATGAAGCACTCGCAGCAGAAGCGCAGCGTGACTACGGCACTGCCATTTCCGAAACAGACGCAGTAGCGTCAAAACATTTCGGTTCTACTTTAAAACTGGGTATGACGATGTTTGATGGAGTCGCAAACTCTGTCACTAAATCGCTTGTGCCGGGTCTTCAAGAACTCGTAAATCAATTTGCAGAAAGTGGTAAAGCCGGTGGTTTTATGCGGGATATGCTGGACGCTGTGGGGGCAACAATCTCAGTTGTGTCCAAGGTTATTATCACGATGCTCGTTGAGCCAATTCGCTTAGTGGCGATGATGTTCAAGGAAGCAGGGATGACGATTGGCGCCGTGTTTGCAGCCATCAATGCTGCTGCCCACGGAAATTTGTCCGGTGCAAATGAGATCATAAATTCGCTCGGTGCTGACATCCAAAAGCTCAAGGATGACACGCTTGCTGATATGAATAAGTTTGAAGACAGTCTGTGGAATGGTGCTAAGGCAGTCGATGGCGCTGGTGAAGCAGCCGAAAAAGCAAAACCTAAGTATGAAGGTTTCAGCAAAACCACTCAGGCAGTTGCAAACACTCTCTCAGAAATGGTTGCAAAGTTGGCTGGTCAAGAAGCAGCATTCGTTGGTGCTTCTGAAAGTATGGACGCGTACAAGAAAGTGCAAGATGAAGTTGCTATATCCGCAGAACTTGCAAAGTTAAAAATTCAAGGTGCAACTGAAGCGCAACTTGTTCAAGCAAAATCATATCTTGAAACTACAGCATCATTCAAACAATACACTGCTGAACAAGTAGCGGGACAAACAGCACTGATCAATTTGAAAAATCAACTGTCTGCTTTTACATCTAAGAACACTGAATTAGAGAAAGCAAATGCTGAGATTCAGAAAAATAGTTTGGATACGATTAATCCACAATTGGCTGAGCAATTAATTACTCAAGCAAAAGCATTGGATACTGCGAAGCAGGCACAGGAAGTTCAGAAAATCAGTTTGTCCTATGACCAACAATCTGCTTCTGGATATGAAAAACTAAAAGCAAGTATGTCATTGACTACATCTGAATTGGCCTTATTCAACGCCCAGTTGAAACTCAAAAATCAATACGACAAGGATATTGAAGGAAAACCACAAGCGGAAATTGATCAAATAACCGCTGCATACGAACGTGCAAAACAAGCGCTTATCGATAACAACACTGCGACACAGAACTTAACTCAATCCACTGACGAGTTCTTTATGGGCGCTTCAAAAGGTGCAAAGCAGTTCATTGAAGACAATACGAATATGAACAAGTTAGGTCTGGACGTTACTAACCAACTGACTTCAGGCATCACTACCGCATTCACGAATATGGGTTCTGAAGGTAAGAAAGCATTCTCTCAGTTACTCGTGTCTATGCTTCAGTTCTTCGAACAATACATCATCAAGCTTGCTATAGCAAAAGCAATGGGTGGTATGGGCTTTGCCCAAGGTGGTGCCTTCTCTGGTGGTCAAACTCAAACAGTTACAGCGCACGCTCAAGGTGGCGCTTTCAATGGCGGTGGCGGGGCAGTAACAGCATTTGCTCAAGGTGGCGTTGTTGATCAACCTACGATGGCACCAATGGCGCTGTTCGGTGAGGCTGGACCAGAAGCTATTATGCCACTTACTCGTGATGCGTCTGGCTCCCTTGGGGTGAAGATGACCGGTTCCGCTGGTGGTTCAACGATTGTTAATAATCACTCAATCACCATCCATTCAAGCCAAGACCCTCACGACATTGCGAAGCAAGTTAAACAGCAACTCAATATGGCAGTGAATATCACTAAGAAGACGGTGAGTGATCAGCAACGTCCGGGTGGTTCGCTCAACAATCACTCTGCCGCATTTTAAGGAATAAATTATGACAGTATTTGGAGGGCTTGTACCAAGCTCAACCTCTCAACGCACTCAAACATATCGTATGCTTTCCTACAAGTATGGGAATGGCTACGAACAACGTGCGGCAGATGGTATCAATCCACTGGTTGATACGCAGACGATTAACTTCGACAACCTAACTCCTGCAAACTGCACCATTCTTGAAGCGTGGCTTGCAACCGTACCACCTTGGGTAACTTTTCACGGTGACGGTGTTGCCCTCAACTCGTCCCTCACGTACTGGATTACGAAAGACGGTTGGCAGAAGACAGTTCAACCGGGTGGTGTCTGCGCTTACCAATTTAACGTTGAGCAGGTGTATTAATGACGACACCTACAATTCAATCTCAACTGGAGGTAATGCATTCCGCTGATGGGATGGTCGATCTGTTCAAGCTCGACTGTTCAGCGTTTGGTGGTCTGACGTATTACTTTTCACCTCAGTGCTACACGACAGGTACGAACATCACGTGGGGTGGCACAACCTACAACCTTATGCCAATCGGAATCGACAACATTGAGCACAAGGCATCGACCTCAACTCTGCCACAACCTACGCTGACTATTTCAAACGTTGGTGGTGTGCTGCTTTCTCAAATCGTGAGTCTTGGTGACTTCACTGGTGCGGTACTCACTCACTGGAAAACGAAAGCATCCTACTTGGATGGTGGTGTTAATCCAGATACGACACGCTTTATCGGTCCTGAGGTTTGGTACATATTCCAAAAGACAAGCCATACAAACGCAATGATTCAATGGACGTTATCAACCGCGCTCGATAAGCCGGGTGCGCAGTTTCCTATTCGTCAAGTTCTGAAAGACGCTGGCATCAATCCCGGCATTCCAGTTTATTTTCCGGGTGTTACTCCATACAGGATTAACTGATGGTGCTGTCGAATTTTGACTTAATAACATTTAAAGAACACGTTCTTTCAGAATATCCGAAAGAGGCGTGTGGTGTTGTGATTAATGACGTTTTTCATCCTTGCATCAACGCGCACGATACTCCTGAAACAAACTTTCGCATCACCGGGCTGGCGGTGTTTGAGCTTGAACGCAAGCACGGAAAGGTTCAAGCGATTTTGCACAGCCACCCATACAAGTTAGAAGAAAGTATGCAATTTGCAAAGGACTACTACAACCCTGCGTGGGCTTCAGTCTCAGATCAACAGGCGTTTATGGATGGTTCTGTTCCTTGGGGCATTGTTGCTACCGATGGCGAAGGCATTTCAGAGGTTGAATGGCTTACCGAAGAGGTTAAGCCATTTGAGCGTAGAAGCTTCGCTTGGTTCTCTGCTGACTGCTACGCGCTGGTTCGTGACTGGCACAAGCTCAACACCGGCATCATCCTTCCAAACTTCACCAGAAGATTCAATTTTTGGACAGAAGGTCTAAATACTATCGAAGACGGAATTAGAACAATCCCATTTGCAGAAATCATCCCAACAGAAAAAGCGCAGATCGGTGATGTCGCGGTTATGGCTATCCGTTCTGATGTTGTTAATCACCTTGGAGTCATTTCAGGAAATAACGAAATGATGCACCAGTGGTTAGGACGTTACACGGAAGTTGCTCGTTGGGATAGATGGGCAAATCAAACACGATACGTAGTGAGGTTTAATAAATGATTAGAACGATTCATCTCCACGGCAGTTTAGAAAAGGCCGCTGGCACAAGCACTATTGCTTTTGATTTTGATGATCAGAAGCAAATGTTTGCAGCGATCAATGGTTTTTCACAGAGCTTGAAGATGGCAATGAGAAAGGCACAGTTCGTAAAGATCATCGCTACTGACCCAGCGACTGAGAACTACGAGGCAGTTTCTGAGGGTTTCAACTTTGGTAAAGCACAGACTGATATTCACGTTGTTCCAGAGGTTGAGGGCGCAATCGTCATCCCTTTGGCGTGGTACTGGGTCGTTGCTATCTACGTCGCAGTCGCAGTCGCAACGTCATACATCGCTGCATCGCTGGCACGTCATATGAACTCTGGTTCGAATGGTCCCGGTGGCCCTCAATCAACGATGTTCAATGGACCTCAAAACAGCACCGATCAAGGTGGCCCAATTCCAATTATCTACGGCAAGCAATGTCTGGTTGGCTCAACAGTTATGGCTACAGATACCGACTACTTCAACATAGCGTAAAAACCAATGAAAGAAAATTACAATGACATTGTAGGTGCAGGTGGTGGTAAATCTGGTGGTTCAGGTGGGCACGAAGCGTCTGATACCTTGGTCACTGACCAAATTATCAAGGTACTTCACTTGCTTGGTGAGGGCGTATGTAACCTTGCGACTGGTGATGGACGTTCAATCTACTTGAACAACACACCTTTGCAAAATGCGGATATGTCCTACAACTTCGTGAATTGCGCTTGGGATTTCAGATCAGGAACCGCAACACAGTCGCCAATGACAAATCCAGCATTCCCATCAGGTGCTGCGATTATGAACGTAAATCAGGAATTTACGGGTGGTACTACAACACCTCTTGTTGCTCCCGCACCCGTAATCTACAACGTGACCTCAGCGCTTACCGACTACTGTAAGATTGGGATTCAATTTCCAAATGGTCTGGCAAACGTCGATTCACACGGAAATATTGTAGGCGATACGGTCTCAATCGCCATTGATACCAAGCCGCATTCCGGTTCCACTTGGACGCAGGTGATTGCTCACACGTTCAACGACAAATCCAACACTGCTGCAATCGTTCAGTTTCAAGTCAATCGTGACCCCGGTGCAACTGGTGCTCTTTGGGATATTCGCTGCCGCCGAATCACACAGGATAATAGCTCAGCGACACGTCACAATAACACCGTTCTTTACACGGTGGAAGAGGTTGAGCAGATCGTTCTCCCTTACAACGGTGTTGCGTACTGTGGTATTGCGCTTGATGCGAAAAATCTCGGTGGTATGAGTACAGCGATTCCAGTTATGTCATTCCTGATGCAAGGTGTGACGGTCAAAATTCCATCAAACTACAATCCAGCGACAGCGATCTACACTGGTCTTTGGGATGGTACCTTTACAACCGGCGTGACAGACAATCCAGCGTGGATTCTCTACGATATGCTAACCAATGCAAACTACGGATGTGGTCTGCTTGGTATAACTCCAGCGATGATCGACAAGTACAGTTTCTACAACGCTGGTGTTTTCTGTGATGGACTTGTTTCATCTGGTGTAGGTGCTGGTACTGAACGCCGTTTCACGTTCAACGCACCAATCCAAAACCGTAAGGATATGCTGACAACCCTGATGGAAGTGGCAGGGATGATGAACTCTGTTTTGGGCATTGAGAATGGATTGATCTCGCTGTTTCAAGATCGTCCAACAACATCGATGTACGTCATTAACAAATCAAACGTTATCCAAGACGACAAAACTAAGACGTGCTTCACCTACGCATCCTCTGCGCTGCCAACTAGAACGACAGCGGTAAATGTCACATACACCAACGCTGCTGATCTGCGCTACCTACCGAAGACAACTTCTGTTTCTGATACCGCTGGGTTGGCACGCTATGGTTACCAGTCCTACGATCTTGCCGCTTTTGGTGCTACCACTGAAGGTCAGGCAATTCGTGCTGGTCGCTGGTGGTTGTTCTCAAACCTGTACGTTCCAGAGCAAGTGACCTTCAAGATGGGTCTGGAGGGGCTTACAAGCAATCTGTATGACGTTTTCGATCTGTATGATGAAGACTACACCGGACGCGCTGGTAGTGGCAGGGTCGTCTCTGCGACCTCCAGTACCGTGACTCTGGACCAACCAGTTATCATTGATGGAACCAGTCCTACTATCTCAGTTCTGCTTGCGGATGGCGTTACCTACGAAACCCACGCTGTTACTAGCGGTGCTGGTACCTATTCAACTCTGAGCATTTCAGGAACGTGGTCAGCGCTACCCACCCAATATTGCCCATACGTTGTTGCATCAGCTATCGCGCCTCGTACCTTCAGAATCGTTGATTTGAAGATTGATGGTGTTACGAAGGAAGTTACTATCACAGCGCAGGTCTATAACTCTGGAAATTACTCGTACATAGAAGAGGGCATCACTCTTGCTACTCCAACATATACGACACCAGATTTAAGTTCTGTAAAGGACCCAACAAGTCCAACCTTCACTCAGACTCAGTACCTCAATCCTACTGACGGTACGCTTCAACGCGGACTACTGGTTCAGTGGGTTCCACCGACAACAGCCGTTTCTGGTTATGTGGTGAAGTGGAGAAAGGATAATGGCACATACCAAACATCAAACCATACTGCCGCAACTTCATTCGAATTGTTCAACGTGCTCGATGGACAGTATGATTTCATTATCTTCGCAACCAACATCGCGAATCAGACCTCGCCGGGATTGGCAGCAAGCTACACCTACGTTTCAACTGGTGGTGGCTCGTCCACACTGCTTTCAGAAATTACTGGTCTTTCTGTCTCTGGTGGTGGTACCACTTTCTCTGGACAGGACTGTTCATTCACTTGGGCAAATCCGACTGCCAACCAAGGTTTGTTGAAGGACTTCGTTGTTAATATTATCAACCCAAGCACCTCTACAATCCTACGCACAGTCATCGTTCCTGCCGTAAATGGCGGTTCGTCACAGTCTTTCGTCTATACCTTCGCGATGAACGTTGCTGATGGCGGTCCTAACCGTTCCATTGAGGTTAAGGTTCAAGGCCGCGACAGTTGGAACAATACAACCGCTGGTGATATTGCCACCTTCACCAATCCAGCACCCGCAGCTCCTACTGGGATTACCGCGACTGGATTGCAGAACTCAGTTGGCATCACTTGGACAGCATCCGTGCCAGCAACAGCTGTTGCTGGCTACATCATCTGGGGTAGTCAAAGCAGTGGTTTTACTCCAAGTTCAGCAACCGTGATCTACCAAGGGAATGCTACAATCTTCGTTCAACCGAACCTTTCACCAAACGCAACGTGGTACTACAAGATGGCCGCGTATGACGTGTTTAGCAGTTCATTGACTGGAAGTGGTCTCAATCTGTCCGGTCAATTTTCCTCTGCCGTCACATCCACGGTTGGTATCGCTGGTGTGAGTTCGCTGCCGGGTTCTGGTACAGAAGGGCAGGTGGTGTTTAACACGACAGACGGTCAGTTATACCGCTATCACGCTGGTGCTTGGACGACAGCGGTTCCTGCTGTCAATGTTACTGGTACGCTTACAGCTTCGCAGATTGCGTCTGTCAATGCTGCTGCTGTTGGGGCTGGTTTGACAGCAGCACAGATCAGTTCTGTGGCTGCTGCAACCGTTACTGGAACTATTGGCACAACCCAGATTGCAAACAATGCCATCACGACACCATTGATTAGTGCTGGTGCTGTTGTCAGCGCATCAATCGCCGCTGGTACCATCGTCGCAGGGAACATCGCTGCTGGTACGATCACTGGTTCGAACATCGCTGCTTCCACAATCTCTGCTGCCAACCTTGTTGCCAATACGATTACTGCCGGTCAGATCAATGCTGGTTCAATTCAATCTGCCGTGCTTACCGCCGGTTCTGTTACTGGTACGACAATCGCTGGTAACACGATTACTGCTTCTAACTTAGTAGCGAACACGATCACCGCTGGACAGATTGCGGCTAACACGATCACGTCTTCTCAGATAGCTGCGAACACGATCACTGCCGCTAACATACTTGCTGGGACGATCACTGCAAGTCAGATCGCAGCCAACACGATCACTGGCGGTAACATCGCATCTGGCTCAATCGCTGCGGCGCAGATGGCAACTGGAACTATCACTGCTGCTTCTGGGATTATCGCTAATGCTGCTGTTGGTACTTTGCAGATCGCTGGTCAAGCGGTAACGTTTCCGGTTGCGGCATTTACTGCCGCTGCATACACTTTGCCAGCAACGGTCAATATTACGATTCAGACGTTGACTTATACATCAACAGGTGTTCCAACAATAATAATGTTCTCACATTCCATAACAAGTATGCCAACTAGTGCAATTTATTCTACCTCACTCTATCGTGGTGGAACTCTATTGTATCAAGGTCCAGTACCGCAAACCTCATCACAACCAGCACCATTTGCCGCTTTTTATATGGAATCACCTCCAGCAGGTTCGGTGACCTATACGATGGTGTTTAACACTGATGGCATTGGAGGATCAATAGTAGCTAATAGACTGATTTCAGCGGTTGAATACAGGAGATAAGATAAGATGGGAAGATACGCAATTTACGATAGCAACGGACAAATTCAAACAGTAATTTCAGCGGACGCTGATACAGCGCAAATGAATGTCCAAACAGGACAAGCACTTTTAGAATTAACTGATGGTGAAAACGATGCCTCACACTACGTTGTCAGTGGAGCGCTGGTAACATTCCCAGCGCAGCCAAGTTCCTATTCAACTTGGGACTGGACTTCACTTGCTTGGGTTGATGCTCGAACTCTTGCTGACGCTCAGGCAACACAATGGACGCTGGTAAAGGCTGCTCGTGATGCTGTCGTTGCTGGCGGTTTTACGTGGAATGGTCTAACGTTTGACAGTGACGATGTTTCACAGCAGAGAATTCAAGGCGCTGTTCAGTTGGCAGCGATTGCCGCAAGTGCTCAACAACCGTTTTCAATTGTTTGGACACTGCACAACAATCAGACCGCAACCCTATCTGGTACCGATATGATCAATGTCGGATTAGCGCTCGGTATGTTCGTTCAGACCCAGTTTAGTAAAGGTGTGGCACTTCGTACCCAAATCGACGCAGCCACGTCAATCTCAGCGGTAGAAGCGATAGTCTGGCAGTAAGTACAAATTAGTAGTTCGTTTCCTTGGTAGCCCAATAAATATTGGTGTTATCTAAGGAGCGAACATATGGCACTACCTCTCACACAGAATTTAAATTACTACCGTGGTGACACGTTCAACCAACCAATGGTGTTCGCAACTGCTACGTTAGATTCCTATGGAAACATAATTTCCACTACTCCAGTGAATATGACTGGTGGTTCGCTTCTCGCACAAATCAAGAATGGCACAAATTACGGTGCTACGACCCTAGCGACATTCACGATCACCAACTTTGTTCCTGCCTCAGGTTCATTCACTCTAAATCTTCCCGCATCAACGCTTGCGACAGATGACACGTGGAACGTTGCTTTCTATGACGTTCAATACACTGACTCTGCTGGCAACGTGACCACCTTAATCGCAGGTGAATTCATCGTTACGTTTGACGTATCTCGTTAAGGAGAGCATATGTCAGATGTCATTCAAATTATTCAGCCGTCAGCGCAGTTAATCACTGTCACTGCCACAAATCCTCAGTTAATAACTTCAATCGTTCAAGGGCCACAGGGCATTCAAGGCCCAATTGGTCTTACAGGGCCAACCGGATTAACCGGCCCAACTGGTGCTACTGGACCAACGGGTGCTACTGGTGCAACTGGGCCAACTGGTCCTATTGGTTTAACGGGTGCTACTGGACCGACTGGTGCTACAGGGCCTATTGGTTTAACTGGACCAACAGGTGCTACTGGACCAACAGGTGCCACTGGGCCAACTGGTCCTATTGGTTTAACGGGTGCTACTGGAGCGACTGGTGCGACTGGTGTTGCTCAAACGGTGTTGGGCACAGCAAACCAGATCACGGTAACTACGGTCTCGACAACAAGCACGATTTCGTTGCCATCCGTAATTTCTGGATTGACTTCAATCACAGCGACATCGTTCATTGGCGCTCTAACTGGTAACGCATCCACCGCAACTAACGTTGCTTACTCTGGTCTAACTGGTACGGTTCCGACGTGGAACCAGAGCACAACTGGAAATGCTGCAACTGCAACTGCCGCGATGAATATGTCTGGTGGTGTCGCTGGTTCAATTTCATACCAGACAGCTGCCAATACTTCAGCTATGCTTGGTGTTGGTTCAACTAACCAAGTTCTCACCGTGGTTAGTGGTGCCCCTGCTTGGGTAACTCCTGCATCTGGGTTCGCAAACCCAATGACCACTGCTGGTGATCTGATTTATGGTGCTGCCGCTGGTGCTGCCACAAGGCTTGCAACTGGGAGTGGTGTTCTCGTAGGGGGTGCAACCCCCTCATACACCACAACACCAACACTGACAGGTACTAACTTCACGGGTGTTCCTTATGCTTCGCTGACTGGTACCGTTCCTACGTGGAATCAGAACACCACTGGAACAGCGGCGACAGTTACAGCAGCAGCGCAACCAACCATTACTTCTGTAGGTACTCTGACTTCGCTCACCGTATCTGGAAACATTCTCAAGTCTGTTGCAAACGTCGCTGCATCAACGACCATCGCACAAGGTCAAGCACCACTGACTCTGGACATCAACGTACTTACAGCAACCGCTGCCTCTGCCTGCACTTTGCCAGTAACTGTAGCAGGGCTTAACTTGGTTTTGATCAACTCGTCGATATACAGTATTTCAGTATATCCACCATCTGGTAGTTCGATTGATGCGAACGCTGCCAACGTTGCATTTAGTCTTCCAGCTGGTGCGAAGATTATGTTTATGGGAACCTCGACGACCAAGTACTACACTCTTAACGCTTCCCTCGCTTAAGGAGTTACTGAATGACTTACGCAAAGGGTTCAGTAGCACTCGCAGCCGATTACAACGCGTTAGCCGGTTTAACCGGCACGGCGGCAGCTTCTCCCGCTGCTGCTACAGCAATCGCTGGCTATCTGTGGGGTGTTGGTTATGGTGATCGTGGTTATGGACAAACAGCGCCTAACCTTACAGCGCTTACCGCTGGTACCGTTGATCCGGGTTCTGCTTGGTCGAATCTGCAAACCACGATGTCTAATCTTGCTACGTGGCAGAACACAACTGCGACACTGCTTCCACCTAACGCGGCAATGTCGCAAGGCGCTGTAGGCGTTGCGTACCCATCCGGTAGCTCACCTTACGACATTCAAACTCTGCTCACCAACCTTGATACCAATCGCTTGAACTATCAAGTTGGAAATATGACGCTTACAGCATCAGTCGCAACCAACACGCGTGCTACCGTATGGGGCACGTCAGGTGGTGGCATCACTGGTACATTTACTGTCACGTTTGCTTCAGCTGATGCAGCACGATATTTCTTCAACACAGGCGGTCAGCTTCGCTTGGTGTTGGCACACCCGAACACAACAACAACGCGTGATACTGATTGGCACTCGTTCCTATCGAACATTGGTACAGTCAATTTTGCAGCCGATGGGACGACTCTTACAGGGAATACAGGCAATACCGGCAACGCTGTTGGTTTCTATCAACTGACTGGTACAGCGCAAAACATCGTAGCCATTACTTCCTTCGCATCACCCTACACGACTAACACAGCAACTATCACAGCGCAGGTTTCAGGCACTGCCTCTAATGGTGGTCCCGGTAACGTGGTTACCTTCACGATCACTCTCAACGACACTTACTACACAGCGTTTGACAACGTTGGTGTTGCATTGGGAACAAACGTTGTTCTCTCACATCTTCGTGCGGGTGCAGTTCTCTCAA